TGGCTGCCACGGGAAACGGCAATCAACAGGACAAGGAAGGATCGAATCCCATACGAGACATGGGCCAAGCAGATGCGGATCACCCTGACCGATGGGAACGTTGCGGACTACGACGTGATCCGCCGCGACATCGTGAAGATTTCCGAGAAGTATAAGATCAAAGAGATTGCCTTCGATCGATGGAACGCAACTCAGCTTGTCAATCAACTGGTTGGTGACTCCATCGCCATGGTACAGTTCGGCCAGGGATACGTTTCGATGTCGGCGCCGGCGAAGGAACTTGAGAAGCTGGTCCTGTCTCGCATGGTGCTTCACGGTGGGAACCCAGTACTTCGCTGGATGGCTTCCAACGTTTCCGTAGAGATAGACGCGGCGGGAAACATCAAGCCGTCACGAGCAAAGTCCAGCGAGAAGATCGACGGCATCGTTGCAACGGTTATGGCTCTTGGACGTATTCAAACCAAGGCCGTAAAGCGTCCAAGTGTCTACGAGAAGAGGGGACTCCTGGTAATATGAAAACCGAGAAGGCGATGATCTTCCTTTCGTTGTGCATGATCGCGGTTGGATTGATGCTGATCTATCCTCCAAGTTGTCCGCTCGTGATCGGGCTGCTACTGTGGATTGATCTCAGCATCGAGTCTCGCCAGAAGGGTAAATTTAAATGAGCCTGCTGCGGAAGTTCTTCTCGGCGGAACCGGCAGAGCGGATCTCGGACTTCATGAAGCCAGAGAAGTGGCTGACGGATCTTGCTGGTGGCGGACAGACGACATCTGGCGAATGTGTCAATCAGCGCAGCTCTATGAATCTCGCTGCCTTCTTCGCATGTGTGCAGGTGCTCTCGACGGACATCGCCAAACTTCCTTTGAAGATTTACAAAACGTTGGAGCCAAGAGGCAAGGAGATATTCTACGACCATCCTCTCTATGATATCCTCCACGATTCACCCAACGATGATATGTCCTCTATGAGTCTGCGGGAAGCGATGATGGTATCCGTCTTCCTGCGGGGTGATGGGTTTGCCAGGATTATCAGGGATCAACAGGGGGGTGGAGATCCTATAGGGCTGAGATTCATTTATCCTGATCGTGTGGATATCAAGCAAGATGATTCTGTCGATGGCATTGATCCTGGTCCTGTTTTCTATAATGTGAAGAAGTACAGATCATCTGAGGTTCAGAAGATAAACTCCGAGGATATGATTCATATTCACGGGATATCAGAAGATGGTGTCCGTGGGATGTCTATCATCAGGTGCGCTGCTGAATCTATCGGGGTTGGCCTGGCTGCGCAAAAGTTCGGTGCTGCCTTCTTTGGCAACGGGTCCACCATGAGCGGATCCATCGAAGGTCCCATCGGACTTGAGGACACGGCAAGGGACAACCTGCGTAAGAGCATCGACAAGCTCCATACTGGAGCACCCAACGCGCACAAGATCATGGTGCTCGAAGAGGGATTCAAGTACGCACGCATCGGAGTCCCACCCGAGGAAGGCCAGTTCCTCGAGTCTCGACAATTCACTGTCGAGGATATCTGCCGGTGGTTCCGGGTGCCTCCCCATAAGATCCAGCATCTGTTAAGAGCTACGTTCAGCAACATCGAAGAACAGTCTCAGGAATATGTTACAGATGCTCTTGGCGGATGGTTGATCCGAGTGGAGCAGGAGTTTGATCGGAAGCTATTCAAGGGAGAGGATGGAGTCTTCTGCGAACACCAGGTCAATGGACTCCTGCGAGGGAATGCAGCAGCACGCGGTTCATTCTATACGCAGGGATTTAGCGTCGGGCTCTTTAGCGCCAATGACATCCGAGAGTTCGAGAACATGAACCCGGTTCCTGGCGGGGATGATTACTGGCGTCCGTTGAACCTTGGGAAGCTCGGCGAGGAACCGGATCTGCCGGAACCTGATCCAGTCCCGGGTCCGGTGCCTCCCGGGCTCGAGCAGCCGCAGGACCAGGATCCTCCCGAGGATGTTCCTGCCGAGGACCAGGTTCCGGAGGATCCTCCGGTTCCTCCCGACGAAGCGGCCAAGGCTGCGCTTCTGCCGGTGTTCCTTGGCGATGCTGCGAGGGTGATCCGCAAAGAAGCGGCTGCCTGCGAGAGAGCCTGCTCGAAGTATAAGTCAAACGATGAGGCTTTCAACTTGTGGCTGGAGTCTTTCTTCAATGAAGATCATCTCGGGTATATCGTTGATACGTTCCAGCCAACGGCTCATGCGCTCTGCGTGTTGACTAACAAGACATGGAGCACTGAGTTCAAGACGTTCAGGCAACACATCAAAGAATCGAAAGAACTGGCGACTCAACGATTCCACAACGGATCGGAAACCATCGAGATATCGAACAGAGCAGGGAAGCTATCCGCTGCACTGATTGAGGAGATATGCAATGGATGACCTTGGGTGGACAAGTGGATGCGTGGCGAGACACTGCGGCTATTGGTCGATTGACCCGGCATGGTTGAGCCGAGCATTCGCGCTCTTGCGGACGAGCCGGTATGTTCCAAAGCATTCAGCCGATGTGGAGAAGACTGCAGCTTCACCAGGCAAGCCATACCACGTCTCTGGCCAAGGGATCGCGGTCATCCCCATCATGGGTCCAATCGTAAAGGGAGGCGGGAAGTCCGGGGAGGTGGACTCCGTGGCCGTTCGCCGGCAGCTCCAAGCGGCTGTGAAGGATCCGGACATCGGCGGGATCATGCTGGTAATCGACTCCCCGGGCGGGACTGTGGCCGGCACTGACGAGCTCGCCAGGGACGTTGCATTGGCGGCTGCTGTCAAGCCGGTGGCTGCTCATATTGAAGATCTGGGAGCTTCTGCCGCCTATTGGGTTGCTTCCCAGGCAGGGACTGTCACAGCCAACCATACCGCCGAGGTAGGCTCCATCGGAACCATGGCTGTGGTGGAGGACTCTTCCGGAGCCGCCAAGGCCGAGGGTATTGTGGTCCATGTGGTATCGACGGGAGCCTTCAAGGGTGCGTTTGTCCCAGGCTCCCAGGTCACGGACGAACACCTATCCTACCTGCAGGAGCAGGCCAACTCTTTGAACAGTCATTTCATGGCAGCCGTTGCCAAGGGACGGAAGGTTGGAATGAAGAAGGTGGAAGGTTGGGCCGACGGCAGAGCATGGATCGCTTCCACTGCTTTGGACATGGGACTCATTGATGGTGTCACTCGGCTCGACGATGCCATGAAGCAACTCCAGAAGTCCATTCCTAAGCGTTCAATGAAAAGTCAGATCATTCGTGCTGATATAGATATAGCGTCCATGGAATGAAATACAGTTGATTCCTGGATGCGTTTGGTTATAAGTAACGTTGAAGACGGGAAGACCTGTATTTGAGCCGCCTGCGCCTACGCGCAGCGGGTAATCAAAGAAGGGTCCGGCAGTGCGAGAAGCCGACGCTTCCGCAGTAATGCCTTCGATCACCGCTCACAGCGGACCATTTCCCAAGTCCCCGAGCATAGGCAACTGCGGAGGCACAACAATGCCATCTCCCACCTGGAAGGCCATCCACCTGGATGGCAATTCAAAGATCGCCGAGGCCAAGGCCGTTCAGGCCAAAGCTGATGAAGAGAAGCGATCCGTTTCCGACGAAGAGATCACCAAGATTGACGCGCTCCTGGTCGCTGGCAAGGCTCTGAAAGCCGATGCCGCTCGGCGCAAGATCCTGGAGGAGATCGACACTACCCCACCCAACGATCCCGATGTCAGCGCTGGCCTGGTTCGACTGCCTGCCGAGGCTATCGATCATGTGAAGGAAGGCATGGGTGGATTCAGCCACATGGGCGAGTTCGCCTCCAGCGTTTCCCAGTTCATGAGTCCAAGTGGTAGGAAGGATCATCGTCTCCTGGCTACCATGAACCAGGCTACCTCTTCTGAGGGTGGCTTCCTGGTCCCTACCACGTTCGCCACGACGATCTACGATAGGTTCTCCGGCCAGGCTGACAGCCTGATCGCCAGGACCGACCAGTACACGCTTGGCTCGGAAGAGGCGATCGTCTTCCCGGCTGACGCCGAGACCTCCCGCGCTGACGGCAGCCGTGCGGGTGGTGTTGCCGGCTACTGGAAAGCCGAGCAAACCCAGATGGCCAGCTTCTCGACTCCCACCGTGAAGGAATTCAGGCTGGAGCCGCAGGAGCTCTACGTCTTCGCCAAGGTTACTGACAAGCTGCTTCGCAATTCCCCGATCGCTCTTGAGCAGTATCTGACTCGCAAGGCTTCTGACGAGATCGCCTTCAAGTGTGGCGATGCAATTGTCAACGGTGTTGGAGCTGGTATGCCTCTCGGGATCCTTGTATCTCCATGCCTTGTTTCTATTGCAAAGGAAACTGGCCAGCTTGCCGCAACCGTTGTGGTTGAGAACATCGTGAAGATGTGGGCCAGGCTGCATCCGAAGTCGAAGCCGAATGCTGTTTGGTTGATCAATGGCGAGGTGGAGCAGCAACTCCAGGTCATGACGATTGGTGTCGGTGTTGGTGGAGTCCTTGTTTACATGCCTCCTGGTGGCATCACTGCTGCACCTTACGGAATGATCTTCGGCAGGCCGGTTCTTCCTGTCGAGTACTGTGCGGCTCTTGGTACCAAGGGTGACATCATCCTGGCTGATCTCAGTGCATATGCCACTGCTGTTCGTGGTGGTGTCCGTGCTGACATGAGTATCCACCTGTTGTTTGATTATGCGATCTCATGCTTCAGGTTCCAGTTCGAGGCAGATGGTAAGCCTTGGCTGGCGAGTGCTATTACTCCGTACAAGGCCACTGCAAGTGCCACCTTGAGTTCCTTCGTTACCCTGAACACCAGGGCTTGAAAGGAGTCCTAATACCATGAGCCAAAATTTCATCGGAGCAAACCACGTTCTTAATGGGACATGGCCACTGGCTGATGTCTACGAGTCTGGTCCTGTTTATACCCAGGCCGTGAACATGGGCCTGTACGGCCATGCTACCTTTGTTCTCAGCGAAGGCGCTGGCGGCACGGGTACCACGACCATCACGATGCAAGCCTGCACCACGGCGGCAGGCGCGAGTCCTACGGCGATCAGCTTCAGGTATCGCATCTGCGACACGCAGGACACCTGGGGCGCGCTCTCGGCTGCCGTGGCTACCTACGCCACCATCGCTGGCGCGAACAAGATGATTGCCATCGAGGTTGACGCCGAAGACCTCATTGCTGCGCAGCCTACGAAGCCGTACCTGCGCATGGCGATGACCGAGCTGGTCGATGCGGTCTGCCTTGGCAGCGTGGTGATCATCCTGACAGATCCCGCCTACCCGCGGGCGATCCCGCTGACCGCGATCACGTAACCGTTTGATGTTTCGGCCTGGGGAGTGTGTTGCTCCCCAGGCCGGGGCTTCTATCAACCCCGGCCGAAACTGAAAGGAACCTACCATGGGAGCCATCAAGGCAAACAATTACAGCTCTGGTCGTCCACTTCGTTTCTATGATGCTTCGACTCATGAGACGGTGGACATGGTTAGCCATACCTATCTGTACGACGACTTTATTGGTGTTGCTGCTGATGTTACCAATGACTGGAATTCCAGCATCGTTAATAGTTCGACATTCTTAGTTGTTGCTGGAGCTACTGGTGGTGTTGGAAGAATCACTACCGGAGCTGTCGATGATGACGATCACGATGTGGCTACTCCCCTGGTGTTTAAAGCTGCCAATGCCTGCTGCATGGAAGCAAGGATTACCACTGCTGACGTAGCGCATACGGCTATGTATATCGGATTCTCTGACGCCATTACCACGGGTGTAGATCTAATACCGATGACATATGCAACAACCGTATTGACAACTACGGCTGCAAATGCTGCTGGGTTCTTTACTGATTCCGATGCCACAACTAACCGCCTCATGGCTTGCACAGTAAAGGCTAACGTAGATGGAACTCTTGTAGAGGCTGGCGTTATCCCTGTGGATGCTGCCTACCATATCTACAGGGTTGAGATCGATGCCGATGGCAATGTTTATTTCTACTATGACGGTGCGTTGGTTGGCACTCAACTTCTGGGTATCACTTCGAGCACCGCTCTTTGCGCTATCGTTTCTCTGATCAACCGAGAAGGTTCTGCTAACACTCTGGATATCGATTACATCCGTGTTTGGCAGAAGCGCGTCTGATCTTAAGAAGAGACCCAGACCATGGGCATCGAAGAGATCACGAAGTCCGAGGTTGAGCCGATTGGACTCAACGAGGCCAAGACGCATCTGCGTATCGAGCAGAGTCAGAACGAAGAAAACGAACTGATCCTCGGCTTGATTGCTGCTGTACGCCAGATGGTCGAATCATACCTGGGACGGCAGCTCATCTCAGCCACATGGGAGCTATCCCTTACTTCTTTTAAAGAAGAGATCGAGCTGCCGCATCCCCCCGTACAATCCATCACTTCAATCACATACGTTGATCAGCTTGGTGCCACACAGACAGTGGATCCAACAGTCTACGAATTGGATGCCAACGTTCTGCCTCCTGTGGTTAGTCTGGCATACAACCAGTTTTGGCCATGTCCGAGGAGCCAGGCTAACGCTGTCCGTATCAAGTATGTCGCGGGCTATGGTGACTCCGGTAACGATGTTCCCTTCGGTATCCGCGCCGCCATGCTTCTCCAGTTAGGGTACCTATATGAAAACAGAGAGTCTGTTAGTACGGGGAACGTCGCGTCAGAGCTTCCTCTTGCATTTAAATCCCTCCTAAACCCTTTTCGCGTGGCGGCGTTTAAATGAAGACTGGCAGACTACGAGCCAGGGTGTTGATCCAGACGCCAACGAAGGTTGATCTTGGCGGTGGTGAATACTCTGACTCGTGGCCTGCCGATGGCGTGGGGATCTACGCCTGGGCCGAGATCTCGCCAGTGTCGGCATCGGCGATGTTTTCGCTTGGCGTCCAGGGTGCCACGGCCAGCCACACAGTCACGATGCGGTACAACGAGTCCGTGACCTCGCTATCCCGCATCGTCTACCAAGGCAGGACGTACTACGTCACAGACCCACCCATCGATGTCGGAGCACGACACAAAGAGATTCGATTCAATGTTCAGGAGAAGGTCTCATGAACATCTATATGACGGTTGGTGGCAGGCAGGAGTTGATTGCTAAACTGGGATTATTCAACAAAGAGGCGAAGAAGAGACTCTCGACTTCTATAACGAAGTGGTCGAACAAAATATACGCAGAGGCTCATTCTTCTGCGCCATTAAGTTCCGGAAGACTCGTTGCTGGAATCTCCCCACAGAACGCTGAGACCCTTGGAAAAGAAGAAGTGATCGTCGGGTATGTTCGGTCCAAAGCACGGCACTCCCTTTTCGTTGAATACGGGACTGGTCCCATGGGTGCCAGCACGAACAGGATGCCACGTCCCGCCTGGCATGATTATCGTTCCTCGCATAAGTTCCCTTCCGTGAAGAAGCTGACTCCCTGGGCCAAGGCTCATGGAGCCAATCCCTACCTGGTGGCGCTGGGGATCTTCCGCAACCAAGGCGTGAAGGCGCGTCCGTTCCTGCAGCCTGCGTTCCTTCGGCACAAGGACGCCATCGTCTCCGACCTACAGGCTGCCGTCTATTCCACCGTGGCCGAGACCAACTCGAAGCTCGGCAAAGAGATCCCGGTATCACTGGGTGAGGGAATATGATCCATCTCCCATTCGCTACCCTGCAGGCTGCGCTCCACTTGCGGCTGACCACCGACTGGCCAACCATGAAGGTGTTCACTCTGCCTCCTACGGTAAACGAGGCGCTTCCGTATGTGATCATCAATTCCTTCTCTGCAGGCGAGATCAATCCTCAATGGGAAGTCACGGTAGGAATAGATGTCTACTCGCAGACAGCGGGGAATACAGAAGTCAATCTGCTGTGTGGGAACGTACTGAAATCCATCTCTGGAGATGAACTCGATCTGACATTGGGTGGATTCCAGCACGAAGAAACTTTTCTAGACAGTGTGCAAACCGCCATTGAGAGCGGAGATGAACGTGGACCAGTCCAGCATGGAACGATCCGCATGCGGATGGTGGTCTCGGACATAGCCGGCGGATCATGGAGCTAAGGAGTTATCAATGGCTGTTCTTACGCCTACAGTTATTACGTTCGGTACCAGGACTGCGGCAACCACGCCAACGTTCGCCGGGATCAACATGGCTGCTGTGCTTACTGCCGCTGAAGCTGGTGGAGATGCATTCGTTAATGATGGCCGGACATTCTTCAGGGTGAAGAACGGATCTGCCTCACCGATTACAGTTACGATTGCCGCTGTCAAAGCATCCGACCAAGGTGTGACAGAGAATATCGTTTCTGCCATTGTAGCTAATACCGGCGATGTGGTCTTCGGTCCATTCCCGGCAAGCGAGTTCAACGATGTGAACGGCCGAGTGATCGCCACCTACTCGGGCGTGACTACCCTGACGGTGATGCCGTACCGCCTTGCCGAGAGAGGCCGTGGGTAATGAGGCGCATCGCTCCGGCGGGATACACAGAGGCGCGGTGCCAGGGTAGAGACTGCTCTGGCCAGCTCCTCTTCTACTTCCGCAGGAGCACTCCGGATTCGGAAGTTGTGATTCAGATCAAGTGCCGCCGGTGCGGTCTGATTCAACCGATCAAGATCTCCCCGGCGACAGAAGCAAGAGCACCTGCAGAGTGCCATACAGCGGAGGTGCTGAATGGCGCTCTATGCGGGACGGCTCGTACTCATCAAGGTTGATGTCAATGAGGTTGGTGGCTCCGGCGCAAGCTGGACAACCATCGGCCAGCAACGCGACGGCGGCTGCGAACGCGGGACAGAGACGGTCGACGGAAAAACGAAGTCCGATGTCGGCTGGCCGAATGATGTGATCACCGGCGTCAACTGGTCCGTTTCCTGCGATGGTGTTCTCGATCCAGCGGATGCCGCGTGGGTTCACCTGAAGCTGCGCTGGAAGTCCATGCTGAAGGTGTGGATCCAGATCGACAGGTCCGCCGCTGGCGGGACCAAGGAGGAAGGCCAGGCCATCGTGAAGATCAGCGAGAAGTTCGCCAACAGCGACTTGGTTTCCTTCAGTGCAGAGTTCACAGGCCAGGGCCAGATCAACGTCAGTCCGTAACAGAACGCGAGAAACCTTTGGAGGTTCACAGTGGCAAGGAAACTTTTTGGATGCGAGGTTCCGATTGACCTGGACAGGAAACGGAACCTCAAGTTCAAGTTCAGGTCTTACGCTCAGTACCAGGCCAAGACCGGACACAGCATCAACAAATTCTTCTTCGACATCGCGGAGGCTTCCAAGAACCACGGGGACTCCAAGACTCCGCTGACTCTGGTTGAGTCTTCCAAGATGTCCGACCTCATTGGCGTCGATCGGATCCGCGATCTACTGCACGTCGCCTTGATTCATGAGGATCCCGGCCTGACCGCGGAGCACACCGAGGAGATCATGGACCAGGCAGCTGGGGACACCTTTGATGAGAAGCTCGGCTACATTGTCGAGAAGATCAGCAAGGCTTACCTGGCCAGCAAGGGAATCGACATAGACAAGGAAACCCCTTCGGGGGAATCCGCAGGCCGGACGGAAGTGAAATCGAATTCGACTGGGAGCTGATCCAGAAGATTGCTTATGGGAAGCTCTGCATTCGTCCGGCCGACTTGATGGAGATGACGCCGTGGGAACTGGAATTGGCGATCGAAGGAAGGCTCGACGAGGACAAGCGCCTGCGGACCGATGGAGCGCTGCGTGCGATCACCATCGTTCGTGGATTCTGTTCTGAGAAGAGTATCGACTTGAAAGAGCTATTCTACTTCTGCATGAATGAGAAGACCCGCGAGGATGTCAGTGACGAGATCTATCAGGAATCCAGGGCACGAGTGAAGGCTGCCGAGATCGAGAAGATAAGGAGCGCACGTGGCCAAGGGTGACATCTTTGTACGGATAGGCGTCGATGTATCCGCGCTCGAGAAGGCGCTGAACAAAGCTACCGAGCACATCGAGAAGTTCGGCAAGCAGATGAAGAAGATCGGACGCGATCTTACTGAGGCGATCACGGTCCCGATCGTTGGTCTCGGCTATGCGGCGTTGAAGTCCTCCAGGCAAGCGACATACGAGTTTGATAGATTTAGCGAGAACGTCAAACGATCCATGGGAAATCTTGGCGATGAGATTTCCAAGGCTATCGACCTGCATGGACTCTTAAAGAAGGCATCCGACGCTGTTGCTGGATTGGTGACATGGTTCTCGAATCTTGATAAAGAGACGAAGAAAACAGTAGTAACCATGGCGGCTCTTGCTGCTGCACTTGGTCCGGTGCTGATGATTGGTGGCAGGCTGATTGAAGCGTTTGGATCTTTTCTAAAAGTGTTAGTTCCATTAGGGTTTCTTATTTATAAGGTCGTGGCTTCCATTGCCATTTTTGCCAGCAGCATCGTTGGCTGGCCAGCTTTGATCATCGCGGCCACCGTTGCTTTGGTTGGGTTCGTCGTGGGTTGGGACAAAGTGGCTGCCGCTGCCAAGGGTGCAGCCAACTGGATAGGCTTGGCATCTAAGAGTGGCGGCGGTGGCTTGGGAGGTTCTGATTTCGGTGGAAAATATGCTCAAGTAGCCAGATCAACGGGAGGGCAGATTGGTGCGTGGAGAAGTAGAATCCCTCCCGCAACCATTCCCGGCGCTGCGCCTTCAGGTCTTTCAGATGCATCTCGCAATGCGATTGAGGATGGTCCGCAGGTACTTGCTGGAACAAAGCATATCGTCGATGGCACCCAGGCGATGATCGACGCGCAGAGGAAACTTGGATTTGAATTGGAGACCACAGGTAATAAAGCACAATACCACGAAGGGATGATCGCAGCGCTGAAGCAGGAATACATCGCTTTGCGCGAGGGCGGACTTGCTCCAACGGCACCAGAGATTCAGAAGATCAATGAACAGATTGTGAATCAGAATACTTTGATGGCGGATTCTCAAACTGCATTCGGAACGTTCCGAAAGAATTTTGAAGACCTGGCACCAGTGGCAGCGGCGTTCGGCAATGCGATGTATGGCGCGTTCCAACAGCTGGCGCAGGGAATTGGGAATGCTCTGGCGCAGGTTATCGTATATGGTGCTTCGTTTGCGCAAGTGCTGAAGACTCTTTTAAAGCAAATTCTGGCATCTATAGTTTCAACGTTAGTTACTTTAGGCATCCAGTATCTAATGGCTGCCATTCTCAAAAAGACTACGATGTCTGCGCAGACAGGTGCTTCACTTGCCGGGTATGCGTCTGAGACATTCGCTGCCGTGTTTACCGCATATACTGTATCCAATCCGTTCGCAGGTTGGGCTTATGCTGCAGCGCCAGCGGCGGCAGCTTCTGGCGCACTCTTGGCAGGAGCAGGAATCGCCGGAGGAACCGGAATGGGCGTCGGCAAGGGGATACCCTTAGCCGCAGCCACCGGAGGACTTTTCACCACGCCAGGACTCACAGCCATCGCAGAGAAGGGCAAGCCTGAGATCGTGCTGAACCAGGACAACGTTCGCAAGTTCATGGGTGGAGCCTTGGGTGGCAGTAGCCAGACGATCATCGTCAACCTGGACAGTGAGCCGATCATCTCAACGGTGGTGCGTGGAATGCCTTCCTACCTCAGACTACAGGGAGCAATCTGATGCCTACTCTCGATCAGCGTAAGAACTTCGCCAAGGGGATCGTATCCACAGGCTACGACGCGGCAGCCACCACCATCGTCCTGGCAACGAGCGAGGGTAGCAAGTTCCCGAGCTTCGCCGGGAATCCTTACAATCTCGTCTGGTGGAACTCGACAGACTTCGCGGATCCTGCCGATGATCCCACCGCAGAGATCGTGCGCGTGACCGCACGCACGGGGGACACGCTGACTGTTACCCGTGCTCAAGAATCCACCACGGCAGCCACCCATCAAGTTACCGCCAAGGTCTACAAGATGGCGCTGTGCTTATCTAAGAAGATGATCGACGACATCGAGGCGGTGACGACCGGGCTGACTAAGAGCGCATTCTTTACCAATCTCGCAACCGATCAAGTTATACCGGATGGGGTTGAAACAACTGTTAGTTTTGTGGACAACTCTGGAATCTTTGGATTCGATGATGGGAGTCTGTTTAACAACACGAATCATCAATTCGTTTGCGCCAAGGCTGGCATATATAAATTCACAGCGTTGACCTCTATCATCATGGGCGTCGGTAAATTTATGTACAGCAGGATGTACCACAACACCAACCTTGCTAGCGAATCCACAACCCCCATCTTGGCATCTGCATCTTCTGTTTGCTCGTGCGTGTCGGCCATATTAGTCATGGCTGTTAGCGACACCGTGACTATAAAGGTTGAGCACGGAGATACCACGCATCCGAGCCTTGTGTCTGCTGGCAATGCAACATCGTTCTTCGGATCCGCAGTATACAACGGAACCTGACATGAAACCGTATGGGAGCCAAGTCTATGCGGTAAACATTTCCGGTAAGGCTGGAAGTACTCCAGTTCCCGTGGTCTCCTGGTTCTCTCGCTTTGTCGTGGCAATCTTATCCTGGTTCCGGAGGCGCTGAATGTACGGCTGCTTCTCATACGGATCTCTGGTACCTGGTGTTCCACGGAATGTGGTTAACCAGGTGGCAGCCTTCCGAGTGATTCTCAATGGCGCTGATGTCACATCCATTACGATGGATGGCAGCGTCGATATCTCGGATGTCATCGAAGGAAGATCCACCTGCAAGTTTGGCATCCGGGACAACGGGAAGACCATTCACACAACACCTGGCGAATCCGTCTTCGTGACCTGGTACGGAGCCAGGATCTTTGGCGGGAGTGTTGAGACTGTCGAGGAGAGCGCACCGGACACGGACTCGACGCTGTTCCTGAAGATCCGCGCCGTGGACTTCGCTGCGTTGGCTGATCGATACCTTGTGACTAATCGCTACGAGGCGATGACTGTCCGAGAGATCGTTACTGACATCGTGAACAACCAAACGGGTCTGTCCGTTGATGGGGTTTCCCTTGGCGATGTTCAGGATGGTGTCGAGATAGCAGTCGCATCTTTCAACTACAAGAAAGCCAGCGATTGCTTCCGGGACTTGGCAAGTGCCACCGGGATGGTATGGAACATCAATTCGTTCCGTGGACTCCAGTTCTACGACCGAGCCACGTACATGGCGCCATTCAATGTCGGCGATCTGAATCCTATCTATCGGGACTTCCAGTACCGGCGGACCAGGAGCCAGTACCGTAACCGGCAGTTCCTTCGTGCCGGGAAGGATAAGACCGACTGGCAAATAGATAACCTCCGAGGTTCCATGGCTGCCGTGGAAGCCGGCGGTACTGCAGTTGATCCAGAGAAGCGCGTCAGGACATTCCTGCTGCGCTACGACCTGGCTGAACTATTCCCAACGGCTGGCACCGCTCCTGCCAACCTGCACATCTTGCGCGATGGTGTTCAGCAGAGAGTCGGTATCAAGGGTGTTGATAAGGATGACGACATCACAATCTCCGATTGGTGCCAGTGGTTCGTCGAGTATGACAGCAAAGAGGTCAACCAGAACAGCGTCGAGGATGAAGTCAATAACCCAACACTGATGCCAGACCAGATCCTGGAAGTGAAATACAAAGGTTACTTCCCCATCATTGTGGACAACGAATCCTACGATGAGATTCAAACCCGCAAGGCTATCGAGGGTGGATCCGGGGAATACCAGAACGTCGAAGATGATGAGAACGTTGACGGCCGGGACTTCGCCAATGAGAAGGTAGCCATGCTGCTGGAAAGGTACGGCAGGATCCCCAACGAGATTGGGTATGGCACAGACATCCCCGGACTCATGGCTGGCATGATCCAGACCAACCGCTTCGCAACACACGGGATGGCAGACACTCAGTTCCTGATCAACGAAGTCGGTATCAAGATCATGCCGGGGCCGTTCCTCCGCTGTTCAGTGAAGGCGCTGGACGGGGAACGCCAGGACGGCTGGACGGATTACTTCCGCAGGCAGTGGCAGGCTGGCAGGAAGTTCACGATCCGCGAGAACGAGAAGATAGCCATCTCGAAGTCCCCGAAGGATGTCATGACAATCAGCGACACGCTGACAGAATCCGTACATGATGGTGTTACGCTGCACGATTGGGATGAGGATCCGTTCACTTGTGCTCTCTTGGGATTCTTCCAGGAGGACACCTACGCATACCCCCTGCCAGGCTGCGTTGTCGGCAGAAGCAAGATTGGAAAACCATATGGATCTTAATCAAGACTTCAATCCCACTCTTGTGCTGATCCCTAACCTGGAGATCGAAATCCGGGACAAGAATGGGACGCTGATCGATGTGGTAAAGACCCACAACCTGATCACCACGTCTGGACTGAAGCAATTGCGGGACCTGATCGGGTATCCTACGATCTATGGAACCGGGTTTACTCCTGAGTACATAGCCATCGGATCTGGATCAACCTTGCCATCGATGGCGCAGACCGCTCTCGTCACTGAAGTATTCCGGGATTCAGTTACCCGAAGGACAGCCGATGGTGATGACAAAATCAACTACCAGCTATTTGTTGACACCACCGATGCCAACGGCGGAGGAACCCAACTGCTCAACGAAGCTGGATTGTTTTCAACCCTGGTTGGTGGATCCGTTTGGGCACGTGCGATTCACACGCAGATCTCAAAGACAAGCTCGATCAGCGTGACTTACAACTGGCGAATCACTTTAGCGAATGGATGAACCATGGCTGTAATTGTATTCCCCTCCGAGAACGCGGTTGGTACTCTCTTCGGATCTCCGACCCAGATTGTCCGCGAGCAGAGCCTGGCGCTTCTGGTGAAGGCTGGCTCGATAGGGCCGCTAAAGTGTGCCGTGCTTTCTAATTTTGATGTGTCTGCGGTTCCAGCATCCAATGGTGTGCGCATCCAGTTTGGTTCGGCAGAGTATGCCATCATCAATGGCATACTCATCTCTGGAAGTGGCACCGAGACGCTGACAGGACTGAGCGACAACACCCATTTCATCTATGCGCAGTTGACGAAGGTTTCATCACTCGTGACCACCTGGTCTCTAGTATCGAACACCACAGGTACGCCTCCGCCTGATTCCGTGGCGCTGGCGCGTGTGGTTGTGGCCGGTGGTGTTGCGGGGACGCCGGTAAATGCTAAGAAGAATCCGGCATCGTGCCATGGGACGTGGACCGGGGATGGCTCAGGTGCGCAGCCGGTGTATCTTGGATTCCGGCCATCGCGCATCGATGCGTACTTCAACGAGAACAGCGGCCGGTATTACGTCACTGTCCACGATCCGGACTTCGGGATGTACGGATCCCAATTGTTCCTCTTGGATGCGAGCAATCCAGGAGCGCCGACGTTGAGCTTGCTTGGCACCAGCGGCGTCCTGGCGATCACCGATTGGGGATTCACGGCGGTCCCATCTGTCAGCGGGCACGATCATTATTTCCACGCCTTTGCCTGATGTCGGGAACCGGAAGCGAGGCGAAAGCTCTGGGCCCCCTTGACCCCGCCGGCTGGATACTCTGTACCCAAGGGAATCGACCCACCCGCAGGGAATAGGCATCCCCTAATCTGGTGACTGTTGGAAATCTTTTTCTTTTCGTTTGACAGCCGCCGCATGCCTTGGCACGATTACCCGCCATGGCACTTGGATCAACGATCAACCGACCCCGACGGGAAGACCCATCCATGATGAAATCCCTCCCCCGCTCCTGGTCCAAGTGCCAACTTCCTCTGGGGGCGGGTGGAGTTTTTAACGAGAACATCCGTACACCGGCATGTACCGAGATTCCTGAGTTTCCCCCATGCGTGCGCGGGAGATCTTCGAGCGGATCTGAAAGGAGAGATCATGGAAACGGCGTTCGAAACGAACACGAGAATCGTCGAGGACCTGGTCCTTCGCCGGGGCCGGGAAGTTGACGCCGCCTGCCTGGCTGTGGTTAGGCGCTACTGGCAGCGGATTCCCTGGGTGGGCAATAGCTTGAAAGCGTTCTTTGATCGACACGCGGAGGACATCGACCGCGAGGCCGAGGCGCTCGCGACCGCGTTCCATCTCCAGCACGAGACCGAGCATGAGCCCGAAGACTGGGACGACACATACCTGAACCTAAGGTACACGATGAAGAGGTCGCGCACAGAAAATCAGTTCTTAAAGAACTGGGAGCTGATCCATCGCCAGGAACTGCTAAGGCGCCGGCTGTTAAGACAGAGTGTCAGCCTGTCGAAAAAAACCATGGAAGCCCTCGAAAAGCTGAAGTCCGCCGGCCCCGACGCCGCAACCCGTACCGGAATGTACGACCTCGATTTCTGATCTGACTGGTGGACTCCCCCCGGGCGGTGGTCCCGGGGGGCCAAGGTGGAGAGGTGGTCAATGGAAAATCTTCCCCTCGTTGGTGGCGACCCTACCCGTGATGCCGGCGAGATCATGGCGTCTGCGCTGTGCGCCGTAGGTGGCATGGTCATCGGGGTCGTCCTGATCCTGGTCTATTTTTTCTGCACAGGAGCATGGAAATGAAAGACCAGGAACACATGGTCGGGCTCACCGTGCGAATTGCCCTTCTCGCGGGAGCCATTGGCAGCCTTGCCATGCTGGCGTTGCTCCTGGGTGCGGTGGTCGCGCTCTGGCGTTGGGCTCTGAGTTTCTGAAGGGAGAGAGAACATGACACCTGAAAGGGAATCGGAAATTCGTCAACTCGCTGACAGTCCGGAGTCTTCCATTCGGATCTTCAATGGACTGATCCGGACAGATGATATCTGCGAGGCTCTGATGGATCTCCTCGAAGAGATTGATCGGATGCGTAAGTACCAAACGGTATCACTTCGGAAGTACGGAAAGCACCTGAGTACCTGTGACATCTTCGTGATCGGGCCCGAGGCTGCCTGCAACTGCGGATTCTACGTTGCACTCCGAGATCTGCAATGAACCTGGTACTTACCCAGAGTGCGATCAGCGCCATGTGGGATTGCCAAGAGCTGTATCGGCTCACGTATGAAGAGGGACTCACTCCGATCAGCTATGCACCACGAGCGCTTTGGCTCGGCTCCCTGGTACATGACGGACTGGACTTGTGGCACAAGGGAGGCGGACTCGAGGCTGCGCTTGAACGGATCGCAGTCGAGTTCAGCAAGGCAGGAGGCGACCGGGACGACCTGTGCATGGCTCGTGCGCTGCTGCGCGGGTACGTCAACAGGAACCATGATGATTCCTGGATCGTCGTCGGAAGTGAGATCCAGTTCTCAGGTGAGTTGATTAACCCTGCCACTGGCCATCATTCGAGACGGTTCACCTTCGCTGGCAAGGCCGATCTCATGGTGAGGCTCACACAGGATCTCACCGTAGCGAAGACTGGCCAGAGAGTTCTGGTAGAGCATAAGACCAGCGGACCGATTGACGGCGGGTACATCGAGAAGATCTGGACAGACCTGCAGCTTGCCGCGTACCTGATCTACCTCGGGTCTGCCGAGGATCCTATCGCGAGTGTCCTGTACAACGTCCTGGCCAAGCCGAAGCTCCAAAGGCTGCAGGTCAACTCCCGCAGATCTGAGCCTGAATCCGATGAGGCATTCGAGTCCCGACTATTTGACAAGATCCTGGATGAACCCAACACCTACGGCCTGCGGCATGAGGTGGCCATCGACACAGACCGACTCAACGAGGTGAAGGCGCAGCTCTGGCGTACCGCTCAGATGATCCTTGAAGCCAGGCGCTCTGGAGTTTGGATTAAGAACACCAGGCATTGCCATGCCAACCACGGCACCTGCCGATTCTACTCGCTGTGCTCTGCTCCAGAGGAGGCGAGGGACTTTATCTTCGGGAATCAATTCCAGAAAAAGGCTCCCCACGAGGAGCTGCAAACAACAGGGAGAGAGGAGATATTCTAATGGTAACGGAAGTAAAGTATGACCTTCCAAAGTTAAAGACTCCGCCGATTGTCAATCCGGAATTAGCCAAGATACTTCTCTATGGCCAGTCGGGGATTGGGAAATCGACGTGGGCTTCTAAAATTAAGGATGGTATTTTCCTGGCAACGGAACCAGGTCTTGGACAACTCGACGCGATGCAGCAGCCAATCAAATCATGGGAAGACATGCTGGGTTACTGTCGAGAGATCTCGCGTGGCGAGCATGGATTCAAGACAATCATAATCGACACACTCGATCAAATGCATCGTTATGCAGAGCAATTCATTGCGAAAAAGTACAAGGTAGATCACGTTGGGGATCTCGATTTCGGATTGGGATATGCTCATGTCAAGGACGAGATGATTCGTGTGCTTCTCAAGCTTGGCTCCTTACCTTACGGACTCGTCCTGATTGCTCATTGTTCTGACGAAGAAATCACGACAAGGACCGGGAAGTATACGAGGGTGGTCCCATCAGGACTTCCTAAGAAAGTTCGCTGTTTCGTTGAAGCATATACGGATGTTATTTTATACGCAGAATGTATCCAATCCACAGATGGTTCAACCAATGAAATCACTGATAAACGAGTAGTCCATACGCAGACGAGTCCATTTTACATCGCAAAGGATCGCAGTAATCGCCTCCCGGAAACTATGGATCTGGATTACCAGGTTTTCGCTCGCGCCTTTACTGCAAAAACCAAGGAGTAAGCATGTCAACGTATGATCCCGATCTGTCTGTGTACGAGGCGGCGTGGAACCAGTCTGCCGAGGTATCTACAACCAGCACAGACGAGGTGCCTGACGGGGTGTACCACTGCTCGGTACACACCGTGGAGATCAAGACCAGCAAGGCCGGGAACCTGATGCTGGCGTGGCAACTGAAGGTGATCGGACCTTCCCACAAGGGACGCATGATCTTCCGGCTGAACATGATCTCTGGCGATCCGCGACGGCTGGCCTATCTGCGCAAGGATCTGTCAACCTGCGGGATCGACCCCGGCAAGATCAGTACGCTGCGGGATAGGCTGGAGCTCCTGCTGGATCGCCAGCTTGAGGTGAAGGTACAGACCCAAGGACAGTACCGCAACGTCTATATCAATCGGCTGATCAGTGCTCCTAAGGCTGATGCCAGTGTCACCCACACCCTGCCGAGCGAAACCGCCGTCACCAACGAACTCGACGACACGCCATTCTGAGGAGAGATATGAACTGTCCGCATTGCGATAAGAAGATCGTCATCGTCTGCGGTGAAGCGTGCTCGGCACAGTGGCAGATCAGGTTCAAATCTGCGACTGGTTCCTGTGGCGTGACAACCTACTTGATAGACGACAACAAGGATGGAGCCTTGAAGTGGTTCAAGGAATCCTACCCTGGATTGGAAGTGGTTGAGGTGTGGAGAGAGCTGGTGGTGCGATGATTTTTGTAGGCATCGATCCCGGCAAGGGTGGTGGTGTTGCCTTGCTGGACAGCAGTCCAGTGCACGAGGCTGCTCCTGCTCAG